GGCGGGGTCAATTCTGCAAGAGAATAGATTATCGTTAGGAGCTAAATCAAGCATCCCTTTTTCACTGGTTAGGCTTTGTTGGTTTATATCTTGTGTCATTGTTATTTTTTTATTAAATTAATATTATTTAGTCTTCCTAGAGCCGTACGCAGCAGAACCAGATTTTAATTTATCTGCTTCTGTTATGATTTTTGGATTTCTAATCTCTAGTCCGTTTTCAAAAACTTCTTTTGCGTTTTTAATTTCTTCTAAATCCAAAGAGTTTTCTTTAATTTCTTTTTTTGCCGCTTCTTCATCTTCTTTTTCTTTTTCTTCTTTTGCTTTTTCGTCTTCAGCATTTTTTAAAGCTTCCTCTGCTTCTTTATCTTTTGAAGCTTTCCAAACTCTGGCTAGATCAGAATTTTTTACTTTCTCGCCTGCAATCGTTGAATATTCATCGGCATTTAGCATAATTTTTTCATCTTTAATAACTTCTTTTCTAGAATTTATATGAGACTCTGCTAATTCTTCAAAAGATACATCAACGCCGTTGATATGTAAAAATGAGGTTCCTTTCTCAATTTCGTTAATTTCTTTTTCAACTTCTTTTTCTTTTTTGAATGTAAATATTTTTTTAATATACATAGTTTTTTTATTATTATTAATTGCATTTTGTAAAATAGTTGCCCCTTCGTAGCGAGGGGTTTTAACAATAGCCAAATGGGTTATTGCATCATTTTCAACTATATCTATTACTTCTCTATCATACGGCACATTGTTTTTTACGCCGCCTAAATTAATTGTTACTGGCTCATAAGCACAACTAACAGAATATCCCTGATCTATTAAACTGATTGCTTTTGAATCATTTACTGTAAAATCACACCAAGCCCAACCGTCTTGCTCCATCCAAATATTCGTTATATACCCGATAATTTTATCAGTATTATTCTCATCAACGCTAAAATCATGGTCAATAATAACCTTGCAACCTTTAAATTTGCTGGCAATCTTATAAAGATTTTCTTGCTTAATCAAAACCATTTCATCGCCATACTTAACTAATCCAGCTTCTAAAAATCTAGCCTTGTAAGTATTCGCTTTTAATTTTGGATTATCTATTGCGTTTAAAATCATTTAATGTAAAGTTTTTTTACTTTTTGTTGTTAACTATTAACTTAATTCTTTTTATGTCTATTCCTAATAGTAATTATCAATGTCCGTGTTGTTTTAGTAATGAACTAGAACAGCAAGCAGGAATAAAGAAGTATAAGAATAAAACTTGCATACCTTTAGAATATGAAGAATTAAAATCATCTTTTTCCGAAAATCAGAATGTGAACCACAGATTTATTTGTAATTCTTGCGTATTAAAATTATCAGATATTAACGATGAATTCTCAAACTTATTAAATCCAAAAAATAAATATTTAAATATACCTAACGATTTACTTATTTTACTTATAAAGCATTATGTAATAAAACCTAATCCATTATAGGGATCGCAATACAATCGCAATTATAATCTTCACTCGGATTATTTCTTGCACCAGTGTTTTGATTAGTAATAGGAGGATCACTAAAATAGAAAATTTTGCCGTTTAAAGCTCTATGATCTGGTCTAGTGCGTGTTCCTGATATTGACCACTTATATTTTTCAAAACCTAAGCTTTCATACTTAGCATATTTATATTTACTTGTCAATAAACTTATTTCTTGTTTGGCAAGAAATTTTGCCTTAGATTCGCTTGTTTTAAATTTAGCTTGAATAATCTTTTGCAAAGAGTCTGCTCTAACACCGCTAAACACGGTTTTTTCTACTTCTTCCCTTAATGCTAAAATCTCTTTATCAGTAAAATCTTTTATGTATAATTTAAGATTTTCCGAATATTCTTTTGCGATATTATCTTTTTCTTCTGGTGTAAGCTCAACTTTAATTCCTATTTCTTTTATAGCTTCATCATTAAAAGTTGTTTCTAAGAGTTTTTTATCAGTATCATCTATTGTTTGGGAAAATTCCTTCATGAAATTTAATTCCTCAAATTCTTTTGAGTAGGTAAGATTGTCAATGGCCGTTATCATTGCGCCTTTCATCTTTAGATAATTAAAAGATGTTTGGGTAATTGCAACCTGCAAATTAACTGGCAGTTTATTTAATTCCTTCTTGTAGCCGCCAATTCTTTTGTCAAAAGTATAACCTAATTCCCTAAATTGTTTTGATAAAGCGGCATTAAAATCACCCTTAAAAACTCCGTCCGAATAAGTTATTTTACCACTTCGGACGGCGCTTTCAATAGAATCGCCAGAGTTGAAATAAATATTATTAATCTTTTCCATTTCATCAACTATCGGTTGAAAAATAACCTTAAGAAAAAAATCTAACATTTTCTTTTGTACTTCTTCACTAAACTTTGGCGGCGTTATTATTGGCTTGAGGAATTTCATTAAATAATTGTTTGTACGCTATCTATTTGAATACAGCTAATTACTAACTCGGTGCTAGTGCCTGATTTTTGAATTACTGCGATATAATTCGGGAATGATTCAAAAGCTTTAATTGTAACATCGTCGCCAACCAACGCCATTTTAGTTGTAATATTAGCTAGGGTCAAGCCAACTGGCTCATTTTCAGAACCATATATTGTAACTAAACCACCAATAGAAGTAATTCTAGGCTTTAAAGACTCGCCTAGGCCATTAATTAAAGTTGTTTCAAAAAGTGTATTTAATGCAACTGTAGTTTGATAAGTTTTTAACGCCATTTGTTTTTAAATATTTTATTGATAATAGAATTTTTAATAGGAGCTTCATTTGAAGACTCTTGATTAGAGCTAGGCACAGTAACACTTAAATTAGAATCTAAATCTATTGATAATAAATTTTGTTGGTTAATTTCATCAACAAAACTTTTACTGTCTAATAAACCACGATCGTAAAGAGCCAATAAATTATTAACTTTAGCCGTATGAACTACCTGCTCTTGTTCTGCAGATAATATACGCAGAGGGTGGTATTGAATTTGCAAATCATCTGGCACAAATCCAAATAATTTTTGGCAAATAATTTTCAACATTTGGATTATGATAATATCATATTTGCCTCTGATTTCGCTTTCAATCATTGCATTATAATTTTCTAAATCGTCTTCACCAGAATTAAAGCCAGTCGCAGATTGACCAAATATTTTGCTCAACGGCATTCTTAAATCGTTTGCAATTCCCAATCTAATTTCTGCTGACATTTCTGCCAACCCTGCAAAGTTAATTTGCTTTTGTTGGTATTCGTCTTGCATATCCATCACAAGAGCTTCGTGATAATTCTTTGTTGTATTAGAAAATCTTATTTGTTTTTCAATCTGTTTCGTGCCGTCTTTTGTTAAAAGCGAGCTGTTAAAACCTTGAACCCTAAATACATCAATTTTTGCCTCATCCAGCAATTCAAAGATCAAGTCTTGATTTTTTAAATATTGATTAAACGAACGCAATAATCTTTCAACTTCACTCATGCCCCAACCCCTAAGGCTTGGCAATAGTAAAGAGGGGGCTTTTTTGCCCTTGATTATCAAAGCCCTTGAATTGTCAAGCTCTTTGCCATAGAAATATATTTTATTTTCTATACCAAAATTTGAATAAGGTTTTTGCTCACCTTGTGGTTGATTGTTGCTCATGTTAAGCTCCCACAAGTCCACTGGATAAAATTCTAAAGTAGTATTTTTATTGATTTTATTTATATCTAGTGGCTCGTTTGATTTGCCAATTGTATTGATTACCATAGCCCCGCCACCGTATAGTCTGGTCCATTTGCCTAAAGTTTTTATAGCTTCCAGCACATCATTTTCTTTTAAATAATTCTGTAAATCTTGAATGTCTTTACTATCAAGCTCATCAGATTTAATAATTACTCCCCCGCGGAAAGCGTCTTCAACGGGTAAATCTACAATAGTTTGGATTATTCCGTAAGTAATATAAGCGTATGATAAAGTGCTGCGATCATTTGAAAGGAAATAATAGCGATTGTTTTTTGTAAGCGTGCAGGTTTGGGAAAGCGTAGGAGTGAACTTTGACCCAAAGGCAAGATTTTGGGTTAGGTCATTTAAGCTATTACTAAGTATTTCTTTTTTTTTGGCAGGCATTTAACAAATTATTATTAAAGATAATATATTAAATTTTAAATTCTAAAAGTCAAATTAAATTTCTATATCAAAAATAATGCCTCGTTTTTTTGCAACAAACAATTTAAGATTATTAATCATGCCATTTCTTTGTTTGCCGTGATTAATATTAGTATTTAATGCCTCTCTTGTCATGCCTAAATATTCAGCAAATTCTTTTTGAGTGATATTATTCTTTTTTAAAATTTCGTTGATATTAATTTCTGTCATTTTATTTATTAATCTCTTTTTTCCATTTTAAATAGGATTTTTTTTCAATTTCAATTAAATGATAATCATCTTTTGCATATATTTCTTCTTCTTTGGAATATACTTTTTTAAAGTCGGTTGAAAATGTTTCATCATAATTTTTAATCATTTTATCAATATTAGCATTTGATTCTTTAATATGCTTAACCATTTCATCTAATGTATTATAGCCAGTTGATTTATTGTAAATTTCAACATAACGCCTGCTAATTAAAAAACCGCTTTCATTCAAAGCAGCTCTTATTTTATTAAATTCATCATCTTGATTCATATTAAACTAATATTGATATAATTGATAACAAAATAATTTTAAAAAGTTTTTAGGCAAAAGTAAAGTTATTTTACAAAAGTGTGTCATTTTGACGGGGTTTTGACCCGAAAACCTTACATTTTGCTAATCAATAACATCGTAAATTGAGACAACTTTTTTAATGTAATTTGATAAAGCATAGCGTATGGCATCAATTCCATGATCCCAGCC